CTCCCCCACCTCTTGAAGCTTTATAATCTTGAACTTTTACAGTTTTTCCCCCAGAAGTTCTAAAAGTGGCTACTCTACCACGCCTAGTTGGCTTAGATCTTTTTTCAGTTTCTTTTTGGAGTCTAGTCTTCTCCTCTAACCTATCTCTCATATAGTTAACGAATTGGGTGGAAGAGTTTTGAGGTGTATGTTTTTTACTAGTTCTAGATACAGGTGTCGCGCCCTTCTTAGGAACAAGATCAGTTGAACTCCCCTTTCCCCCTCCTGGGCCGTAATGACGCTTGAGCCAAGGGGTTTTGATTCCTGGCCTATCCTGATTTCCCCTAGCCTCCACATCGGACGCTTTGTACCACTCAGCATCATGTTTCTTGGGTGCTGCTTCAGAAATCCCAAGTCTCTTTTTTTTATCTGCCTCCCAAGTTGAGGCAGGAGTCCATGGCCTAGACCCAACTTTAAACTTCGGTTTAGGCTTATCAGACCTAACCCTAGGCTTTAACTCTTCTTTAAGAAGAGTAGTAAAGTTCTTAACCTTTTGAGCTTCTGGGTATACTGTATCAATGATCTCTTGGATTTGGGTAGACTCAGTAAGACCAGGAAAAGCTCCCCTAGTTGAAGGGTCTGCTACTATATCCCAAGTGATTAACTTAAAGTCTTCGTTAACATATCTATTACCATCCAACTCTTCCGTAACCGTACCCATTCCACGGGAAGAGATTCCAATCTTCACACCACCTTCAATAAGAGCTTGTGCAACTTTACCAGCAGGGGTATTAAGGATTTCAGCTTCTCCAATAACTTCGTTGCCTTTCATGTTGAGACCAGTAATAAGGTGAGATACATTAGAAAGTTTAACTGAGTCATGTTGTGGGTGATCTAATTCTCCCATCAACCTTCTCTCATTCATAGCAGTAGCAAGCTTAGTAACTTCCCTTTCTAATAAGGGTCTACGATAAATCCTTTTGTTATTATTGGCCTCATCTGCTCTTTGAAATATTCCACGAACCTTCATAGGGCCAGTGCCAGCCTTACCTTCATTTATAACCTGTAACTGCTCAATAATAAATACATCTTCTAGTAATTTCATTTTTGTCCTCTTCCTGTATGTGTTTTCTTTTGATATTTTTTGCCCTTACGAGCTTCTCTTCTAGCTTTAGCGGAAAGCTTCTTAGCCTTCTTACCAGTGTATTTATACCCCACCCTTGCAGCATGATCTTTTACAGAACCCCAGTCGGCACTTGGAGTTGCACTTCCTGGCGTAAACCCTTTTGCTATTCTTCCACTTACCACCGACTTAGAATCAGTTCCACCGTGAGTTCTTTTAGATACTACATACAATCTTCTAGATCCTTGTGTAGAAAATATATGCCCAGGTCCCTTCGCCGCTAATGCTTTCTTTATCGTACCGTACACCTTCACTCTAGATTTAATTGCTAAATCACCACTAGTTCCTTTAGTTTTGTAGCCACCTCTCCCAGAAGGGTAGCGACCACTTTTCTTTTCATTTAGAGGTGCGTTTAATAATTTTAGAGCGTTTATTGCGTCCACGATATTTTCCTGTTACATTCTCCGTAGAATAACCAGTACCTATAGACTGAGTAGTAGTCATTCCCATCCCAGCCATTTCAGAAACGAGTGAAGAGAGTTTATTGATAGTCTCAACTAACTCTTCTTTAAGACTTACGATTTTTTCTTGAAGAAGTTCTTGCTCTGTAAGAATAGGGGCGTTAACTTGTCTTCTAGTAGAGGTTTTAGATAATCCAAAAGATTCATTAAGAACTTTATCTACCATAGAGTCAGTTACTTGTACTTCAGATATATCAACCTCTGATACAGGTAATTCTGTAGGACGAGCAACCTCAGGAGATTGCACCTTCTTAGAGATCTTACCAGAGTCCATCAGAGACATAGCAAAGTCCCCAATGCCCATTCCTGACTCTTCTAACTTACCCATTACTCGTCGTCTTCGTCAACAGCTTCAACAATAAGACCAGCTTCGGAAAGAACACCAAGAATTTCATCAGCGTTCTCAATAATGAAAGACTCTTCAACTTGCTCAGAAATGAGACCAGCTTCTGAGAAAACTTCCATCATATTAGCAGCATGTTCTTGAAGGGCTTCATCGGTAAGCTCGTACTCACCAAAATCAGCTTCACACAGAGGGCAGCAGTTGCTTTCCTCAGTAATACCTTCAGGAGAGTTATTCTCATTATCATAAGCACTCTTACCAACTTCCTTAGCACCTTCAACGGCAGGACCACCACCAGTCTTCTTACCTTCATCAACACGAATACCAGCCTTGTCCCAACCACGGGATTCTAAAAGCTGATTAACAAAATCATTACTTACTTTATCCATTGTTTTATTCTCCAAAAATGGGTTTAGACATTACTGCCTATTGTATCTATTATATATAGGGAAAGAAAGCCCCTTTTTTTTAAATTTAGTTGTGCCATTATTAGAATAGGAAGTTTGAGAATGGCACAGTAGGTATATTTATAAGTTTAAGGTAGCTAGTCATAGACCCAGACTCATTAGCCACTTTAAATGGATACCCTTTAAATCCAGTACCTGTCAAACCAGTTACAAGAAGGGGGAATTCGGGATTATCATAAGAAGGAGCAAAGAAGTCTTGCCAACTCTCCGTAGTACCTAGCCCTGATATACGCCCAAACCCACTAAGATCTCTAATTTCTCCAAAAGAAGGAAATCCTTTAGCAATTAATCCCCCAAAAGATGCGGTAATAGCGGGATTATTAGTATTAGGAACACCAAAAGGATCTACTAGAGGGAAGGGTAATGTCCTCACTGCTAAATCTATATCAGGAACTTTAAATTTATCCGCATCCGTAACTTCTTCAAACTCTAATGTAGCGGTAATGCTAGTTCCCCACTCCTCAAAATCGTAAAAATTTAAGAGCCTAAAGAGTTTATTTTTAGATGAATTTTTAATAACATAAAACATACCTGGATTTACGGAGGTAAACTGAAAGAATGTTATTGGAGAATAACCCCAACTAGTAATTGCAGCAGGAGAGGGTTTAGGATTGTTAACTGTAGCACCCTCAATTCTAATCTTAGCCACGAAATCAGCCCACACATCGGGAGAAGCAGTAATAGTTTCTGCACCACAGCCCCTATCATCATTAAACCTATGTATAGGGAGACCCCCTACGAAAACAGTATCAGATCCAGTAGTAGGCCCAGGTATTCCAGGGGGGTTCGATCCAGCAGGGTATAAAGGGGATCTCCCCAAAGGGTGCGTATCAAATCCATCCCCTGCTGGGGTAAGGTTGTCTTGCCATAACCCACACGGACCCGTAGCACCGTCCCCAATGCCATCTGAGACAGCTACGGCGCGGCTGTTGACGAATACCGTAGAGTCGATCCCCTTCCCGTCTTGCCCAATAGGGGCTCCACCGTGATCACATGTATCAAATTCTCTTGCTACTTGTGGCATTTTAATCCAGGGGGGTAGGTGGAATAGGAGTATGGTTAGGTTTTACTTCTAACCATTTTATATCATCGTACACAGATTCTGTAGGATCGCCTCCTGCTAACCAATTCCTAGATCTATACTCTTTGATTTTAGGATAATGGGCATTTACTACCTTGCTAGAGGAAGGGTTGCCCATACTTAAAAGAGATTTAAAACTCTCAAAATTTCTACATTCTTTATGTAAGAACTTCATTTGAGGAATGTCCATCCTATCATAAATTTCATACCAGTTAATGGTATTGTTGGCAGGAAGTTGATAATCAGCTTTTAGCTCTTGGGCTATTTTATACACCTGTCTTTCTCCCCAAGCTATGCGCTCTGTAGGCTGCTCTCCTGAGTAGAATAAGGATTGATCCTTTATATCTTGAGTATTCATAGAATATTTAAGGGATTGATAGTTATCTTTACTCGGATCTATACCCCTAGCAGGATAAGCTAACTCTTCTTGTAAGAATACGGGATGCCAAGTATCTATTCTATCTGGATTAGGGTTCATAACAATATCCACTTCTCTTACACCATAAGAGGTAGACTTAGATATATTATTAGTTACTACAGTAGAGGTCATATCAGAAGGATATATGGCTATAACCTGAGGGACTCTTCTAGGGATTACTGGTATGAATAAGTTTTGTGTATCCTCCTCATCAAAGAGATCTAACACGAAGTCTTTAAAGGTAAGTTCAAGAATACCCTTATTTTCAATATAACTAAAGAAAGGATCATTTACATCTAAGTAAACTTCTAAGCAAGGAAATGCAGCACCAGACCCCGCAGTACTTACTGTAGAATTTTTAGCCTCCGCAGTATGCTCCCATTTATAAGTAGCTTTGGATCTAGCCACAAAAGGGTTTCTCCTTTCTAAATCAGTAATAGTATCTGGTTGGAGTGCTAGAAAATATATATTCTTTCTAGCATTAGTTAGTCCGTACCGCTCATCTACCCTATCAATCTGATCAGTAGTAGCCTTAAGATTAAAGTCGTACTCATCACCAAGTAAATACATTAACTTTTGAAGAGTTTCTATACTAAGAATCCCAGCACGATCCCGTAAACTTTGAATAGGGATAGCTCCCGTACTACCATCACTTAAAGTAATGTGTTGAAGATCTCCATTACTTAATGTGAGGGTTCCACTGCCAGCCAAAGTAATAGTGTCTGATATAGAGTAATAGAAAGGAGTGGTAACTCCTTCTGTGGTAGTGATTGGAAGATACTTTTGTAGATCGGGGGCCAAAGTCTTCCATGTACGCATCCTTTCAGATACTCTCACCTCACTATAACTATCAGGATTTAAAGGCCAGATATGCTTAGTAGCTAACTCAATGGCTGCTGCTTCATTTCCTATAGTATTTAAATTAAGTAAAGGGGTATACTTTCTAGTATCCTTATATTCTGGAGCATCTTGAACGCTAATTATCCTATCCAACAATTCATTTAATTGTTGGAGGTTAAAGGTATCTAATCTATTAGATATAATCAATCCTCTAATAGTACTTAAAAACATTTTCTTTAGAGGTTTACCTGTAGCTGCTCTAGCTAAGTTTAACTTTAAAATAATATGATTATGTATACTCTTTTCTATATTCTTATCACTTAAATCACTAAATGGATTATCACTAAATCTAATTGTCTTATTATTAATATCTGTTGTGGCTTTTATACCTACATGAATCCTATGCTTGAATAAATCTTCTCTAAGATCTCCTCTTAGTACAGGAACAAACCCAGGGGTATTCTTTACCTTAATATTGCTTATATGTTTTTCAAAAATAGGATTGCCTTTATCGGATGCATAAATTCTTTCATAAGCTTTCTTGCCCCCATAAAATCCATACCCTTCCTCAGGGGGAGGGGGACCCCCCCCTCCAGTTAGACCACATTCGTTATCACAATCATTGGAGTCATACAGATCACCGTCGGGGTGCTCGTGGCAATTATAGCACTTGTCGTCACAATCTGGGTCTATGTAATAAGTGCCTGGACTACAAACACATTCCCAGTCTCCAGCAAGGTCCTTAGTTGCGGTACATCCATCATCCTCCTGACACTTATTAACCGTTTCGTTGCTCTCTACGCATACCTCCATCCTAAGAGGCTCCATTATCTCCTCACACTCATAACAATTTGTTTCTTTAGTACATGAGTGACATGGGGGTGGGGTATCATCAGTACAGGCTGACTCACATAGTGCCTCAGTGTCAGCTTTATCATCTTCGGATGCTATAGGAAAATAATAGTCACTAGCTTTATAAGCGTCATAAAATTCCTGACAAGTTAATGTAGGATAACCATTAAGGGCAAAAACCTTAGTCTCGTCGTCATATAAACACTTACCAAATCCACCCGTTCCTTGCTCCAGACCAGAAGGATCACATGTTCTACAGTCGGTACTAGTATTATCTGTAGCTAATGCTAATTCACACCCAACAAAACCTGAACACTCACACCCAGACTCCAAACAATCGGGCTGTAACTTGAAGCAACTATCCTCGTAACCCTCTTCTAGCTCACAGCTTTCGTCGTCAGAATCCCATACTAATGGACAGGCAGGGGGGTCCTGTTCGCAGTCTCCGTAGAATTCGGTATCCTCCCCATCTTCATTTTTACACAGGTATCCATTCCCACATTTAATACAATCTGCTTCACACGTTGGTTTATCTATGTAATACGGGCCAGTTCCATTGTATACTCCTTCCACATTACAGTTAGGGGGGTCACCACCAGCGTCACAATAATCACCGTCTGCATTAGATAAAGTTACTGCGCTGCAACACTCTTCACCGCCAGTACTACCTCCCGTACCTGTGTAATCACACTCCTCAGATTCGGGGTCACATTCAAAAGCTGGGCATGTAAGCACCTTAATACACTCATCTGCATCTTCACAGTCCGACTCTTTTTGGTAATGCAAAATACCATTCACATCGCAACTTTGAGGATTAGCGGGATTGTCATAACAAGTGACTTCGTCAGCGTCAAAAAAATTAGGACAATCCGCAAAAGTTACAGAACTACCCTTACACTCTCCCTTTTCCTGCCCACCCCCAGGTTCGCACCCTACAGTCTCACAGATAAACGAGGGGCAAGTTGCCGCAACACAGTTTCCAGGCCCCGCTGGGGGCGCATCAGCAGCCATACAAGCGGCATTGTCTATATACGAGCCATCACAAGGCCATTGTATATCACCACACCCTGGAGCCTTTGTCTTACCACACATCCCCGCTCTATACAGATCATAATCCGTACCCAAAGGCCACGGGTCACACGATCCAGTAGGCAAACCTAAACATTTGGACCCCGCACACGATACTTTAGGCCCTTCACAAGTAACCTCACATCTGGGATCTCCCATCGAGGAGCAAGCAAGTCCCGCCCCGCCAGGATCGGCTACACACTCCGCATTCCCGTTTTCACAATCTATAGGTTCATCAAAACTAAAAGTACAGTTAGTTTCATTATCCCAATCTAAAGTGTCTGGAGTTACACAACCATAATAGGTTATAAACCCAGTACAATCCTCACCATCATCATCATCATCTTTAGGTCCACCATCTCCACTACCTCCTGGGGGACCATCACCAGGGGGCAAATCACCAGGGTCCTGTAGCCAGCAAGTTATAAAATTTGCCATAACTTAATTATAGTTAAGTGGTAAGAGTAATAGTTGAATTAGTACCAGAATCCATTTTAGTATTTGATACATATGTTTCTGGATATCCAATAACTTCGAAATGTACAGTAGGATAGGTACACCATTGTCCTCTAATCATAGGATCATTAGCCATGTTTAACCAAGACGCCGTTTTAGAACTACCTTCTTTTTGTGGAATCATGCCATTTTCATTAGTAACAAAGACTCTACTCCATTGGGTATTGGTCCTTCTTTGCCTAGGAGAAGATCCAACAGTATCATAGGATCCTGGGCCATTCTCACCTGTACCCCTAAAAGGGTCTCCATTATTCCACACACATACAATGTTAAAATGGTCCGTATACTTTTCTATATATAACCCATGTGGGTTTGTCCAATTTGCCTGATCAGCAGACCTAGAATGATTATTGAAGTGAGCATCGGAATCGGCCAAAGCACAGTTAACTAGACTTAATCTTACATGGTAATCTTTCATCCAAGATACCACATTAGTTGAATCTAGGTCAATACGCTTCCTTATCATCATAGCCATACATCCTGCATAAGCTCCATATCCGTTAGTGTCAATCCATACAGGATAATCTACATGACCCCCATAGACAGAATTAAAAGAAGCGTCCTTAGATAAGGGATATGTTGATCTATTACCTTGATTGTAGTAAAAAAAGAATCTATCATTCCTGTACAGACCAGGAGCCGCCTTTTGCGCTTGAGCCCAATCAGGGGAATCCCAATCAGGATACTGAGGAATAATTCCAGGTAAATCAGCAGGATATAATCCTGAGTTTTTTAAATGCGTGGTAATAAGAGCGGGTGTAGTTAAATCCGTTAATGGGTTATTACCCGCTTGGGCGTCTTGATCCGCATCTAACCTAGCCAACACTCCTTCAGGACCATATTTAATTCCTCCAAATACATAACCACTACCAACGGGCCTTGGGTACTCTGGGGGGGTCGGTTGGCTCGCAAGAACATAATCTCTTAACTTTTTAGTATTATCCGCTAATTGATACTTACTAACCACGGGGTTGGCTAATGAAGTAGGGGGATTAGCGGCTGCTAAACCAGCCCGTTCGTTATAAGTTAATTCAGCAGTACGGAAGAAGGGTCTAATATCAAAAATGTCAGACCTCTCTATAGTATCCTTCCCTTTCTTAGTAAAAATGTAAGCAATAGGAAGGACTGACTGACCAACTAATTGAAGGTTAGTTTTGGAAACCCCGTCCGTTATATAAGGAGCAGCATTAAGAAGGTCATCTGGACTAGGGAAGTTTCCGAAAGTATTGTTTACGCCTATACTAGTTTGATTAAGATCAGATATAACAGAGGCAGTCTGCATATTATTATCCTCATCAAATCCACCTGAAGAGTCGAAATAATTAGCAGGATTTTCTTTACCCGCAGCATACGGTATAGTAGAATTAAAGAAAGCGTCATCTATTGTCTGACCATTAAAACTTCCTTTACCGTTTAAGGAAATAACTCCAGCCCCCTTAACTAACCCTAATTGAGGAGAGAGAATCTGACTTACTGTAGTTCCATTGGGTCTAAGAATAGTAGTTGAAGCCGCATCAATCGGTTTAGTATAAACAAATAATAAATCTACACGAACTGCTGGTACATAATTAGTTGTATTTGAATAATCATTGTCCTCAAACGCAGGAACACTAATAGATAATTCATTAACAACATCTACTACAGAAGTCCTAAAAGGTGCCCCATAAACTCTAGTAAACTCTACCGCTAATTGTTGTAAGTCTACCTCACTATCTGGGCTACCCCCATAGTTTTTAACAGTAGTTCCTTGCTTCCATAGAGCTAGTTTAATATGTTGTAAATCATAAACAACCCCATTAGCAGTTCGCTTATTTTGAATAAAACTTGTATAGTTATTTGTCCACTGTAAATTGTATAATGCTCCTGGGGCGGTTACATTATGTTGAACAAAATCGTAAAGACCGTTATCGCCCAATAAATTAGTAGTTATTGTACCAGCTAAAGACTTTAATGTTACGTCTGGGGTAGTAATTTCTATTTCATTAAGGGGGTTTGCATCTACTGTAGCTAAAGCTTTTAAAGCTAAAGTAGAAATACCAGTATTATAAGCATCATTAACTCTACCAGTAAATCTACCAGGAGAGATCTTTACAACTCTACTATCTCCAGTAGCATCAGGTTTTAGTTCAGAGAACTCTGCTCTACCAACAGAATCAAAGACTTCCTCAGACCCTACTTGATCTTTTAGCCACAACATACTCTCTTGGAGTTGTTGTATAGGAATGTTATCTACTTCCCAATAATAAGGATCATTAGCTTTAAAGAGCCTGATTGGGTCCGTAAATTGATGGGAGCTTGGCCTATAGCTTTTTTGTCCTGCCCCCTGGCCGTCTGCATAAAAATCATCATTATGTGTCATTACATTTCCCTCTCAACATCAAATATATTGGTAGAAGTAAAGCCCATCCCAAAACCACTTGCATCCCCAGGGAAACTTTCTCCATTTTGATAAGTTTGAGCTTTGTATATACTAACTAATCGTTTTCTCCCACTAAAACTAGTATTACAGTGTTTAGCATTATTAAAGGTATTAGAAAATGATTCATCTAGTAATACATTAATATTACTATTGTTAGGGAGCATTGGATTATAATTAGTATAGCCCATACCAGAATACTCAGTACTCGCACTTAAAGGTATTGATATAGAGGCTGGGAAATAAAAACCACTAGTACTAGCAGAATTAATCTCATGTCCAGTAGTAGCATTAATAGGAGTAAGCAAATTAGGATAAGTAGCACTTAATATAGCTACAGAAGAGGTTTGCCCAGAAAGAGCATAGCCTTGTGCTAAGTGTTGGTAAGGTCTAGTATCATTTGCACTGGCCCCAAAATAAGATAATACTTTAGCTTCAGGGTTAACTGGGAAGAATAATCTGAAAGGCCCCCTATTTTCATACGAATTAGGTCCATAAGTATTTGCATCTCCTGTACGGGCAATTTGTATAGTTTGCATAACTACACCCTTGATATTTCCAGCAGATACAGACACACCGCTTCCATAATGATCAAGAACGGAAAGTGTTCCTGTGTCTGGGGTACCTGAGAAAGCTCCATACAACACACAACTAGGATCATAAGGAGGAGTATTCTCTAAAATCCCACTAGAGTAAAAGGATCTGGGTCCTGTATAACCAGCTAATGAAGGGTATGTCCCACTAACCGTAGCATAAGATGCATTAAGTCTGGAAGAATCTTGGATATTCCAAATCTGTAGATCATTACATCCCGCTATACTGGCAGACGGATCAAAGAAAGAACCATCAGTGTTAGCCTGTCCTGCTGGGAAATGAACATTTCTAACAAAAATCTCACTATCTCCTGTAGCTCTAACACATACTCCACCTCTAGTAGCACCATCCCTAAACTCACTAGCAATACCTACAGTACTATATGGGTTATCGTATAACACCCTATTACATGACAAGGTAGAATCATATGCATACGCTTCAGGCCACTGAGTAGGAACATAAAGACTATTAAAATTAGCACCTAAGGTAGACTTAGCCATAATTCCATCCACAGGATTGGGGTAAAACTGTAATGCCCCTCCCTGACATAAAGAAGATGCTATACCTTCAACATTATCCAATCCCATAGGAGTATAATCTGCACTAGCGGTAGTAATTTCAGGCCAAAAATTAGGGAAATAACCTAAATCTTCAAATCTAAGTTGAGAATTATTGCTGGCTACTGCACAAGCTCTAGTAGCATGTATATCTAAACAAGTATTAGACGATAATCCCATTCTTCCCCAACCAGACCCATCATAACTATCGTCATCTTCGGACAACACTGGACAAGTCTTTATTACTGAATTATTGTCAGCAAAAATCCCTATTCCATATTGAGCGATGCCAGTGGGTCCTGTAATATAAATAGTAGAATTATTTACAGCAGCTATCCCACTACACTTCTGCTGTCCTTGATAGGATGTTCCCCCAATTATATAAGTACTACCTGTACCGTTGGTGTTCCCATACCCTATAAGCTTACAAGTTCCCCCATCATTAACTTGAATACCTAATCCTTTTACAAAACTAGTAGCACCATTAGTGTTAACAGTTCTGAGGGTAGTGGCTGGCATAACTGCTCTAGAGTTATTAATAGAGATTGAAGGTATCTGACTCGCTGAACCTATCTTTTGATCGCTACCAAACGAAAAATTATATTCAATCATACTGTAAGCGTCTGCTAAAGCACTATCAGTTAGTTTATAACTAGATAAATCCGTAGGGTAGTCTGGGCCATAGTAAGAGCCTTCTTTTAGAAGAAGATGCCTTCTATTTTTTGTAAACATACCCAAACGAGAAAATGGAATATCAGTAGCGGCAGCGTTATAAATAGTAGCATTAGCACTTCTAATTCTCTTTTCAAAATCCGTGTTAAGAATAAATTTAGATGCAGTAAGATCTACGCCTTCACGCTCCCCAAACTCAATCATAAACCTTCCATACCGAAGTTCAGACCCTTTAGCTTTTACATTAACTTCATTATTATAGATGTCAGAGAGACCTTTTATATCGTACTCAGAAGAGTCTGCGTATAAACCAAAATGATTAAACCCAATCTCTAATGGCGTTACATTTCTCATATTAGTAGCTATAACTGTATCAGAATCTACTAACGCTGCGTCTAAATCCCCACCAAACAGTTTAGAGTTAGACATATGTATTCCATAAGTATGGAAGAAGGAACCTAAACAAGCGGCTGTTCCAATAGCGTAGCTGGCATCCGTTTTGTATTCAACCTCGCTATTATTTATTTTAAATCCATAAGATTTATAAGATTGTAAAGATCTAGAGGCAGTGTCGTAGTTACGAATAGCTAAATTTCTTCTTCTAAGTTTTACTTTAGAGTTATTAATTTCATATCCTGCATAAGTACATCGAGTAGCACCGCAATCTTCAATAGAAACATTATTACAATTATAAACCCCTATACCAACCTCGGTAGAGTACGCTCCTGCAACATCATCATATCCATCCACGATAAATCCCCGTACATAAATAGGCCCATCACTATTTTCTACCTTAATATGCGATAATCTATTAGCAGTAGTTATGCCATTAAGAAGTTGATAATCAGCTTGGGGTCGAGGCCTCATCAAAGCACTGCTGTCAGTAGGATCGTAACAAGAAACATCTAGGGTGTCTATAGTGGAATCCACTACCCCAAGAGCAGCAGAACCCGTCCTCATTAATGGAGTCAGTTTTATAGTGTTCGCATTAATTAAATACGGAACATTATTACCTATTCCCACAAAACCATATCCAGGTTTAGAAGGGGAAGTACCTGTTGCGCTACATTGTGAAGTAGCGAAAACTAGATTTCTAGAAAATCCATTAACTCCGACCGCAGGAAATAATCCCCCAGTATTAGCCGAAAATGCTAATGCACTTGATTCTGTATAATACTTAATGGGACCAACCCCCGAAAATTGAGCAGGAGTATGATCATAGGAATCAGCAAACCTTTTATCGTACACACTAACAAAAGATGTTGTAACAGTATTACCAGAAAGCTCAGACCACTCAGCTAATGGAGCAAATCCCCTATTAATAATCTCTAAAGCTCCATCCTCCTCACACTTAATATTATTAAGATCAAGAGAACCTATATCCCCCGAAACAGCCACTTCAATCAAAGTGGGCATTCTAATTATCTCTGGGAGAGCCTCTACAGCAGCAGACAGAGAGGTAAACACATTGGAACTAGAGGCTAGATCAGTCGGAACAGTAGAAGATACCAATAAAGCCATAGAGGGGACAGCAGAAAGGGGATACCCAAACTTCTCCCACAAGTAATGAGTTCTTTCCTCCAGGTCATATAGGGGTAAGTTATCTTGTTCCCAATTATAGAAAGAAGAGGTATCGTGCTTGGTTACAAAGGGGTTCCAATAATTGAATATAGTTACTCCCCCAGAAAGTGTGTATAAGTCGTTTGAATTAAAAGCCATTAGAACTGCAATGTCCAGCGAAAGATGAGACTAAACTCGCTAGTCTTGGTTATTTCCGAAAACGGTCTGTATGCCACTAAAATTGGGTTGGGGGTATCATTCCCCCTAGGATTTCGCATATATAACCCAACTTCATTAATATATTTACCATTAAGAGTATTTCTATCTAGTACTAAAGTATACCTAACAGAAGTAGTTGTCACTTTATTTATATTACTAAACATAATTCGTGCAAAAGGTCTGGTGCCTAATAAAATACGTCCAGCCTCTATAGGATTATACGAATCTATAATTAAATTACTATTAGCACCCCAACTTGCTGCTTTTAGTACAGGAGCTTGTAGTTTATAAGTAGAAACTCCGTAATCATTATAATCGCCCCCAGACCCCACTAAAAAATGTCTGATTTGGAAATCAACTACACTAGTTCCACCAGAAGTAGCAAATAAATGAGACAATCCTACCCCCATACCAGAAGTAATTATGTTTTGTTCATCAAAATGCAACTCCTCAGATCCGTCCTCATATCTTTTGAAGATTTGCAGATGCCCTGTGGGCTTCATTGGCTGTATTTTACTCATTATATTATTTATACCTTTACTTTGATTATGCTATATTTCCTAAGAAGAAGTACACCCCTCGGACGCGCCAGACTGCTCTGTGTAAGAGACTGAAGTATCCATAAAAGATAGCTCCCAATCAATTATATACGAAAATTCAGAGGTTTTACTAATATCACAAGGAAGAAACTTATAGGCTGCTAAAAATGGGGCGTCTCTACCTGTAGCTCCGCTTGGATTTTTAAGAAATAATCCTACCTCTCTAATTGTTTGAGAATTTGCTAAAGCCTCATCTACAACTAACCTCACATTAGTGATATTATCTAAATGGTTAGTAGTATATTCGTCTGGTATGTCTACAAAATCTTGTGGATAAGTTAAGTAGTAAGAAGCCTCCCCATGAACATGCTGGTTGGCTTGTGGCTCTGCATTATAATCCCATTGCTGAAATCCTATATAAGCTGCTGATCTAGGAATTTTCTCTATAACATATTCTCCAACTACGTCAGTCCCATCTATCTCCTTAACACTTGAAACTACAGGATAGGTAAAGGGTACTAATCCCTGTCCTACTAGTTCTGTTCCGTTAGCATAAGCATGGTAATTATTAATCATGTTATCTGATGCGCTAACCCAGCTTACGGAAGCTCTATAAAAATTACCACTTGGACCAAAACCTACATTAGGGGTATCCATATAACTAGCCCCAGGACCAGTTTCAGAAGAATAACTATTTAGATGATCTGCATAAGTATATACAGCCCCATACTTGTTGTAAATATTACCTGACACTACTCCGTACTCAGCCTTCGACTCAGCCGCATTATTAGGGAAACCATAAACATCCTTAAATTCTTGGACTGCGGAGGCGTCCCCTTTAGCTGCCGCATATTGCTCCCACCCACTAGATACATCTAATATTCTAGGGGTATAGGTGACGTTAACATTATCATAATCATACCTATATAAAAAAGTATTTCTATTTTGCCCAGCGTGGGTAGCTATTAAGTTCATCGCAAATCTATTAAATATCTGAACTCGCCCAGTTAAAGTAGTAGATGGAAGCTCTGGGCTTCCAGAAGTATAATGAACCCCTGCATAATAATTAGATAAGGTTTGATTTTTTCTTAATTTAGAAAATATCACCATCTCCTCCCCTTTTTGGTGTTCCGCAGTGTTACCATTATAAACATACCCAAAATGAGCCCTTATACAAGTAGCTGCAAAAGCAGTTTTACCTAACGAAGTTTCTAAGTACCTCTCAGGGGTGTAAGCCATTCTCCATGTGGGTGCGGCGAAGTCTGGCCCAGACATAGAGTAGTCCTGCAAGCTTGACATGGGGGCTACACCGTAATTTTCGGGCCGTCCAACCCAAATATCAGCACACCCTGCTACATAAATACTTGAAAGAAGTAGAGTACCGCTCTTCCCAGGAGTATACCCTAGTGGGGCGAGCGCAAAAGTATTGGAATATTCATTACGGACTGTTCTTGCATCTGGAGGCTGAACAAAATTATCAATAACTTTAGTGGTTCCTGTACCTGATGGGTAAATAGATCCCATAACATAAGTATCTTTAGGGGCTACACCAAAAATACTGTCTCTCCCATATTGAGAAATAGTAAGAGGACTTTTAAGAGTCCAAAAGTAAGATTTAAGGGCTGAAGAAGTTACATCTGCTGAAATATCATAAGTACTTAAGTCGTATTTTTGATTGCCTAATTGATAATAACTAAATTTATAATCATTTATATCTTGTGAGCCCGTGCCAGTAAGAACATTCACGACAGCATGTTTTATCCCTTCTGTTAATTGATTCTCGTCTTCAAATATAACCTCTTCCTGACCAGTGGATTTACTAACCTTCTTTATTTTAACCTTACCTATCATATGAACTTCACCTTCCAATACAAGTCTAGATTTTTATAATTAGTGAATATACCTGCTGAAGTTCCAAACCCTTCATTCTTCATTATATTATCAGTAAGAACTTTTTTACTATAAAGTTTATATCTCCTATAGGGATCCCATGGGTGATTTTTATTAGGCGCAGCCTCGCTATCCTTAGTCTGTGCATCAATAGTAGCTCTATCTGCCCCCGCTCCCACAAACGGATACCTATACAAAGTATCTTCTATAGTATCATCTGCTCTTATCTTCTTCAAATCAAACCCCCACAAACCTATAACATCTACACCACCGAAAAGATTTAATAGCACCGAATCACTATTTAAAGTAACCCCATCTACACCTACTGGTGGTGATATGAAATCAAAGTCAGAATTCCCTGACATATTTATTTGTCTTAAATGATAAGTTACTTCCCCTGTGGAAGAAAAGTCGAGATGTATCTGACTTTGCATTACATTGCGCCTCCACCCACACCCAGGAACCCAATTAGCAGCGGTATCATTGGTGTCTCCTGGCCCCGCAGAAATAGCATAATTTAATACAGGTATAAACCCATCCATGTCAGGAGTAGATGCTTTATTAAAATTAGTAAGCCAACCACCAGACAAAGATACGCTAGACAAAGGAGAAGCATATCCATTTTCATCATAGGCTGAAACATAATGAACCCAATTTGTTACCTGGATTTTAGTAGAGTCGTTTTGATCATTTGTACCCAGACTCCCAGAAGGAACCCAATTATTCCTAGAGGAAAACGCTCCAACATAAGTTAAATGTCTTCCAAAATAAGGTTTGTAATTCTTGGCATATTGCCAAGAATTATCATACTTGTCTACTCTTAACCTATCCCACATATGCTGACAATCAGATATCTGTCCCTTAGTTATCTGAACATTAAATGCTTCTTCGACAGGTGTACGGGCTCCTGGGGTAAGTTCCCTATCTTCTGGGTTAGCTGTGGGTATAAGTTCATTTTTAGATGGGATATACGCTGATACTCCTTTATCTAAGGTTTCATCATATATCCCGCTAAGAGTGGGTCCCCCAGAGTCGGAAACCACATAATAGTTTATAGCTGCGCTTCCATCTACATCCGTACCGTAAGGAGGTGTAGAATTAAGTCTTGAATATTTTAGCAAACCATCTCTCGGAGACAAAGCACTAGTTTCCACATAATTTGTTGGGTGTATCCCTAACTCTAGTTGGGGTCTAGATACAAATATAGATCCCGCTTTTCCCGTAGCCTTATAACTTTTTCCAACAAGATGCTCACCTAATGGGCCTAAAGATGGGTATATATAAACTATAGTTTTGGCACTATCCCCACCACTATCATACTTAGAGTAGACAAACGCTCTATACCATCCACCACCTAAACTTTTTATTCCCCCTAAATTTTGGCCGAAATTGTACCCAGTATCCCTATTGAATACTGTTGGTATGCCACTCTCATCCCACTCAAAAAACATTCCGCTTGCAGCACCGTTACCACTAATAGCTAGTTGGGTGTAGCCTCGATACTCACCATTAGGACCAGAAGACACTTGGATTGGTGGATTAGCAGTATTCATTTTCATATCTATAGAAAATACAAAATCTGTTGCGCTAAAATAAGAAGACGCATAAGCACCAGCCCAGGAGTCGTCATATAAAATCTCTTGTGATAAACTTCCCCCAGAAGTAATAGTGTCTAGTAAAAATGCACTAGACTCGTAATCAACAGTTTCTATATCTACGGCACTGGCTGGCTCAAGATTAGTTCTACTCCAAATAGAAGCAAAAGGAGATAACCCGTAAATTGCCTTAGTCAGGTCCTTAGAATAGTGAAGTAAGTTAGTTGTACTATAAGCATGAAGATTCTTTTTAAACTGATCCTTAGCTTTAGACATAGAAAAAGCATTTATGATATAATTTTCTGGATTTAAGTAATCACCACTCTCAGTAGATGAAACTATAGAAGACGGAAGGGTTAACATATCTACAATATTTTCAGAGAATCCAACCGTAGTCATGTTCTCCCCCTGGTAAAGAAGGTCTTTCTTACCATCATCTGTAGTACCGTATATTTCTACTATACCTTTCATTAGTTTTCCACATTTATCCTTGTGTATTGTCTAGCATCAGTTTCGAAAGTAGCATAGCCCCCAGTCTGACCCCACATAGGAGCATCTCTATAATTCAATCTGCTACCGCCCTCTGGTCCAAACTCTGCTGCGCTAATAGCTTTATTCCTAGCTCCCATCTCTGCTTGTAGTCTTTTGAATTCTCTAAGTATTATCAAAACCTCTTCAGGATCTAAAGACACATATAATGTCTCATTTACAGATATATTAGAACCTTTAGTTTTCCCTACTATTGTTATAGACGAAGGAGACTCAACGGATGAAGAATTTAGTGTAAATATACCATCATATAATCTAGATCCAAAATATATAGTCCTTGAGTTTTGGTCTTTTTCCCAGGAGGCATTAGTCGTCATAGAGACTTGAGAATATAGAATACCCGTTGATATAGCGGGACCAAGTACTGTAGCTATATGAGCAGTAACCTTATCTCCTCCCAAAGTAGTAATATTTCCATTAGAGTCAGCAGATAAACTTATACCAGACCCTATTAAGCCACCACTACTATCATAAAAATCTATATCATTAACAATAGGATCTTTATATTTATCGTATTTATGATAGGTAATTGGGTGCTTAATAAATGCTCTATTATATTGCCTTAAATCCTTAGTAGAAACATAATCAATTACAGAGAATAAATCAGGATCACTATTGTCATACATAAATACTTCTACTATATAATTTTGAGATGTTCTATGTATTTGATTTTCCATTTCATAATAATTTAATGGCAACTTAATCTTATTATTATATGTATTAAATATAACTGATCCCGTTCTAAAATCATCTTTTTGTAAAACTCCTATAACCTCTTTGTCAGCTTCTTCAGCAAAGCACTCCTCTAAACTTATTGAATATAGTTCTGAAAAATCCAAGGAATGGGATAAAGATTGTTTTACATAATTTATGCTCCCTTCATCTTGTATATCCTTCACTAATATTCTTCCCCACTCTCCATTAGGCATAAAAGTCCAAAACATTTTATTACCATCTAGATCAGTTTCCATCCCAGTGTGTATCCACACCCCAAAAGATCCCCCACCTAAAGTATCTGAATTTTTTCTCCCGATTAACGCATTAAGATCTAACTTATACTTTCGTTCTGGTAATATAGAATTTGTAACTTCTCCATAATCCTTTAGATTGAATCTATATCTAGGGAACTGTCCCTGAGGATCTAATACACACAATGTGTTGTGTATATTATAATTATCTCTATTGGGGGATGCTTGGTCTGACCCCAACCTAAATATAGAAAACTCTGAAGTGCCATCATAAGCGTCTACTAATTCTACACCAGAAAGAACATACGGGTTTCTAACTTCTCTAGCCCCTACAAACATGTCTTGCTTATAATAAGCCTTAATATTATTTAAATTATCAAGTGAAGATATGGTAAAGGTTTTTTCATTATAAACACTATCACTGATTAAATCAGAACTTACATCTATACCAGACCCATCCGTAGTAAATCTACCATTGAGAAATAACGGTCCATATGTATGCGATAGTATATCAGCACCTCCCCCTTCATAAGTATCCAAAAGACCATTGCCTATACCAGTACCAGTAAAGTAACTGATATAATCTTTAAACATCTTATGCATTCCATCTTTGGAGCCTATACTAAATATTCTTTTGCCCAAGATAATATCATACAATACATCAAACGAGTCCGTAGTTTTACTCCATAATCTATTTTTTATACAAGTGATTGGATTCAAGAAAGCAGAAGTGTCAATTAAAAATTTATTAACTTCATATACTCGTTCTGCTTCTTTAGTATATTTTTTATCTAAAAGTTTATGCAAAAACGCGGCAAACTCTGGGGGCCTATCTCGTCTCGCATAATCATTACAGGAATCAGCAGACAAAGCATTACTTCCTCTTACATCAAAAGTAGAAGAGACAGGAATATTATTATCAATAAGGGTACTATTAAGAGTATAACAATTAGACCATAAATCAGTATCAAAAGGCCATGCGCTTACTTCATATAAATTTTTAAAATTAATTACTGGATTAAACACATACTGCTCGTTTACAAATCCTTGAACACAAAATTCAGGATTACCTCCACCACCAGAACTTAAGTTATAGTAGGTTGGCATATTGTACCCAGTTCGGTTGTACCACCCACCTTTTTCAAGGTTGTTAGAAAAGTTTCTTCTTCTTTTATTTGTTCTAAAGACATCAACAAGGGGGGCAGCACTAACTGCGGAACCCTCCATTTGGGAATAATCTAAAGGAGAATCAACAAACCCTCTTAGAAATACAGGTAAATTAGTATGGTCATTAGCCGCTCTCCCAGAGTTGTCAAGCGTGTAGTTGTAATCTGCTCCCTTAGCCCCAGAGATACTCAGCATGTCCATACCAGAAGCCATGGAAGCTCCCTGTAAGCCTGATACGGTTATGTCCTGCATCCAGAACCGTGTACTTGGACAAGTGTATACAGCGGTCCTCATGTAGTCTGTGTGAAGCATGTCCACATGGGTTCTGGATATAGCCTTTGCTGGAGAGAAGTCGTCCACTATAGAAAGAGCTTGGAAGAAATCATTCTTAGTGAAGATAGTATCATTAAAAAATTGTGTATCAAAAGTTCCTGACGATACACTTACATTAAAAGTGGAAGACTTACTATTCCACATAGATAAGAAATTATACTTATTCGCCTCCCTGTTATCTAAGATATAAGTTTCATTAGGGGCAGTATTCAATCCACTCGTAAAGAATAAGAAGGAATTACTATAAGAAGGTAAATAACTATTATTAACAGTATTTTCTAATACATAGTTAAAGAAGTTTGTAGCATGTATATGAGATACCCCTAAACAAATTAATTCATCTTTAAAAAATGTCAATAAGTTAGTAGTAACATCACAAGATTTATAAAATTTTATCTCTTCCCAAGGAGGTATGGGGAAATTTCGTCCTCTATAATTAAATATAAAGTCTGGGTTATTTGGATCAAACTCAAAGTTTCGTACATAAAATAAACTGTTAAACTTTTTAGTAGCTCGTAACATCAAATGGTCAATAACTAGTCTGATATTATGATCCATGTCAGAATAGCTATACTCCCCACTTGTATACACAGAGGCATGACTAGGGGACCAAGAAACAAAGGAATTAAATAAAGAACTATCGGTCTTTATTAAGTAGTACATTAAAAAAGGTATATAAGACTCATAAAATTCCGATATAGTAGACATCTCCAAAGAAGTACCAGGGAGTACCGTAGTCATAGCATTGTACAGACCTTCCTTAGTTCCTTTTTGTTTATATAACTTTACTGCATACCTAAGCTGCCGTCTCCACCCCCTAGGATTACTTCCCTTAAGACTCCACCCTATTAATTCAGCTACATACTTTAATAGATTGTCTGGGCACTTATCTAGATCGTATAAGGACTGTATCTTTTGGGACTCATTATTAATATCAAACAGGGAATACGCCACCCCTTCGATAAATTTACTAAGAGGTCCTGTTCGCTCTCTATTATCTAATAAGAATCCGTTCTGTATATAATCCTCAAATGCTACTGATACATAGTCATCGTCTCTTGTAGCAACTTGATCTGAGTATATTACATCAATAAGAGTCTTTAATCTGTCTAGCCCCTGCGTACCGCTAACATACTCTCCAGTTCCAGAATAATAATTAGACGGGAGTAATCCTATAGATATGGAGGATAAAGAAGTCCAGTTTTTCCAGGTATAGTGTGCGGCACCCTTAATACCTTCTTTCATTAAAAAGTTAGTACCAGACATATACATGTCGGTAAGCGCACTTGCTACATACCCTGATGGATCTTCAACATCGGCAGAAGTATTTAAAAAATACGCCCACCCTAAGGAGTTAATAAGATGCTCATGAGTTCCTGATGCAGTATTAGAAAATGCACTAACGGTGGTATCAGCTAAACTATTAGAGTTTAGTACAATTTTAGGTAATACTTTTGTCTTAAAAAAAGAAAGTAATTTATTATACGGAATACCAGAAATATCTTCTTGACAATCTGTACTAGAACAATTAAAGTAAGTACAGGGCTGACCAAATTGCTTTCCTGTACACAAGCCTAGTTTGTGAAGTACTTGTATTTCAAACTCTAAAGGAGTTAATTTATCTTTATCTATATTTTCAGGTAAAAACCATCTAGTTATTCCTGAAACAGTGTTAATAGAAGAAAATTCTCCTACCGCAGAGATCCCCAATAAAGAAGGTTGGTTTATACAAAAGTTAATATGGCTATTAATTAAGGTATCGACCTGGGATACAGCCATACCACTAGTTTCCACCTCTGTAGAAAAGTAGATAGTGGGGATGATACTCTCTAAAGCATCCTTATAATTTCTCTTGAAGTATTTTTGTGACATTAGACCAGAGCTACATTTACCGAAACATTATTTAATTGAATAATTTCATTAAATTCAACTGGTACGTTGGAAGTTATGTTGTCCACACTAGAAAATCGAACATCATCTGTCTCAAAGATATGTCTATTAAGATCTGATATAATCAGGGGGTCCCCAAAATCCCAATTATCTACTAAGAAATAATTTTGTATCCTATCTGCCACTCTGGAAGTAACAGTTCCTTCCATACCTTCAAATTTCTTATCTACATTTATCGTAACTACTAAATCTAAAGTTCTAATAAGACCATCTACCAAAACTACCTCATCAGTTAACATCTTTTTACTTTCTAAAGCTGTTAGCATAGCGTCCTTAAACGATAATGAGGCTTTCTGGAATTGAGTAGTACTAGCCTTTTCTAAAAGATATAAATCTATGATGTTGGCAGACGAGTACGCCTGACGGGTAACTGCGGTAGCCCTTCCTGTAGTGCCTAAGGGAGAGGTAAAATTATTAGCGTAAGCTTTATAATCCTCTAAAGAGACTATTCTATCTTGGGTTTTAAAGAAAAGGGGGCCAAATGTTTTAGCATGATCTACAGTTTCAGCGTCTGAGCCACCAGTAGATATAGAATCTTGAACTATCCTTATAGATTTTTCGCCCCCATCATATGTCCCAGTACCCACTCCGTTAATATAATTAGCGGGAAGATTTCCCCTAGATCCACCACCAACCCTATAAGTGACCGTATAATTAGCTAGTGCTGGTGGGGACACCCCGTTACTACCATCACCAAACACTATTCTAGCTGCATAGTTGTCATTGTAAACTACCTCAAAAACCTTATCATTTGTAGAAGATGCTTGGTATAAATTATTAACCTGTCTGTATGCGCCATCTACCGAAGGTACTGTAGGCATATCTACATAAACCTCTACACTATTTTGTATAACTGGACTTTCCTCTAAAGTTATTGATTTAAAAGTATCTACTTGAGAGAATGTCCCAGTTTGATAACCAAAAGCTCCTTCTAATAGTACCGCGTCTACATAATACTCTCTATCTGGGGCACTCTGGGTTTGTAATTGTATAGTTCCATTACTATTTACATTATCTATAACCCCATCACTAATTCTATACATTGTATAAGTAAGAACTTCACCATCTTGAGGAGAGTTAACAGTAAACACCCTTTCAGAGGGAGTTAACTCTAAACTTTTAATTAAAGTAGCTACCCCATCAACATAAACTTTAGGAGAAGTTTGAGCCGAAGTAGGACCATTCATAGAAATACCCACAAGATTAAATAGCTTTCTAACACTATCTATATCTTTAGCAGTCGTTATAAAATTTTCATTAGCCAACATATCTGATTTAAGGGACATAACTGCCCCCATATAAGATACAATCTCAATTAACATCATTCCTAAATCAGACTCTACAAAGTTGTTATATTCTGTTGGGTATACCGCATTAATATATTTAATTAATGCATTTCTAAGAGAGGCAAAGTCTGTAGCCCCATAATCAATATAAGTATCTTTTAAGCTGTCTGGGATAGTAGCTAATTTCTGAAAATCAGAAGTTACATCAGTAAAGGGGACTGTTTGGCTGGCGTAAGGATTACTCATATTGTTACCTGTATATTTATAATGTCGGACGACTTCACAGGGCTTACAGCCACCTGTACTCGTATTCCAGGAAGCCCGAACCCGTGAATATTGTCATCTTGAAAGAACCTAACCCGACTAACTCTAACATTAGGAATATATTTAACCATTCCTTCTATTATTTCGTTGGCTAATAAGCTTGCTAAAGAAGATGTAAAGGGTTCAAATACAAAATTCATTAAACTTGTTCCAAAATCAGGCATCATAACCCGTTCTCCTTTGCTCGTAAGTATGAATTGTCTTATTTGATCTTTAATTAACGAATAACCACTAGACTTATCAAAAAAAGGTTCCACGATTTCCTGTTTAGAGGGCCATTGTAAACCAATCCTCTTAGCTTTGGGGCCAGAAACTATTGATTCTTTAGTTATTTTAGTTGCTACTTTTCCGTATAATACCATAATTAAAAATCTATATTCTCAAAAAAGTCCTTCTGGGCTTTATAGTTATTAAGTACCTCTGTTTTATTTAGGGCTCTATTATAAAATTTTACATTTCCTACATACCCATTATAAGAGCTTATTATGCCAGCCCCAGTATCCATAAACCCTCCAGAGGAGGTGGCTAAATCCACAGGTCTCCCATCCGTCCAACCCCCACCCATAACCCAAGGAGTGAATTGGGGGTAAGTATTGGGACCATTATCAAATAATGTTGTTGGGGATTGATTGCCTACTTGGTCTGCTCCAGCACCCGAAGACTGTGTTACAGTAGTTTTAGAGTAATAAAAGCTGCTCGTAGCGTAATCTTTTGGGATAATAAAAGAGGGTACTTGTGGCGCACTACCTATGGGAACACCAAAAACTGTAGAAAGGGCTTGCTGTTTAAATAACACCCCATTCACATAAAACTTAAGCAAATCATTGATGGGGTCAAAGACTATCTGAAGGTTTACAAATTTAGATGTTATATCCTCAAAATCAACTCCCCCAACAGAACTTTTAGTGGATACCACAAACTTAAGTATATCAGCACTTTCAGTATTACAATCTGCATTCTTTACAAATCCTACAGTAGAAGTATTATAAGATTGGGTTGGGGCAATGAAAAATACAGAAGAAGTAGTTCCTACATTATAATCTTGATTAAACGGGGCTATAGAAGGTACAGCACTTATAGCTACATTCTCATAGGCAACACCCCCATCACCAGAAGCCCAAAAAACACAACAAGTATCATTAGAAGAAGATGTATAACCTTCTCCAACATCCCCTAATGTAAATATTACGGACCCAGCAACACCATTAACTTTTTTAGTAATAAAAGTACCACTAGCTTGCCAAAATGCATTAGGAAGGGGAGTTCCAGCGTCTGAACTTAATGTCCATATACCCTCCACATTATTTCCTTCTGTCCAGGTAGCTGGTGGGGGGATGGTAGAGACAGAGGTTACATACCCACCAAAATTCTGTCTAGGATTAAGGTCTGTATCAGCAGGGGCAACTATACCATCTTCATAGAACATTCTTGGGTCTCTACTGAACCCCATTACCATTCCACGAACATTAGTAGAATCTCGATCAATAATTACAGAAGATTGATCTATATTTAAGTTGTCCCCTCCTGTGTTTTCACACCCTAAAAGGACCCTATAGTAATGAAGATCGCACCATGATCCCGATTCACTACTTAAGTCATATCCAAAGGCACTAGTATCAATAGCATGTTCAGAAAAATTATTCCCCGCATACACCTGGCTATCAAAAAGCCCTGGTATATATGTCCACACATCTACTGTAGCCCCCGATTTAGAATACATTAAGTTTTGGAAGGAACTTGTATCAGGAAATTTAACATAATTTCCAGAATTCCTAATTTCAAAAGGCCAACTGTTCCAAGTTTCCCCCCTATACATATAATTAGAATCTCTTTTAAAATATGTAGGTATACCAGTTAAATACGGCAAACCTAAACCATTCTGATATAGAAGGGATAAGTCTGTTGAAACTAATTGGGCTCTATTATATGTCCCTAAGGTAGCACAATTTAATGTTTTAAATTCAGTAGACGCTGGGGACTGTGTATTAACATCAGCAAAATTATAAATAGCTTGTAGTCCGTGCGTGTTTACATTGGTAGTAAGAGATAGCATAGGAGAGCTAGTAAGACCTTCCCCTTCTATATTGCTACCCACCCCAGTCTCAGATATTTCTAAAGGAGTTAACACTACTTTATCAGCCACCCCATCAGAATGAACATAAGTAGGAACTATAGGAAGTATGATACCACTTACCTCACCCTGATCAAAAACCAAATTTCTTTGCTTTTCTAATTCAACATCTAAGTTTATAGAACTTAAATAAGAGAAATCATTAATAGGTATTTCTCCTATGGGAAATACAGTTGTGGATCCAAATAAATCAGGAGCTTTAACAGCCACTTCAATTTGCTTCTTTCTTTTATGTATTTTTCTATTAAAAGCAGCGTTTTGAGATTTAATTTGCTCAGTATAATTTATATGCAATGCCGATTCAGGAGAATATCCACTGACTTGTATTTCCGTTATATTTTTCCCTAAATTACTTATCACTTGATTCCGTTGAGCTTCTAAAACTTGAAGAAAATGATCAGCTTCGTAAAAAGTCTCTAAAGAAGTAGAATTATCTATTTTATTGGGATCAAAAATAGTATCGACATAATCATTTAAGTCTTTTATGGAATACGCTGTTCCTCTACCACCTAAATTGGGGGAGTGATCTAGTTTCCATCTATCCTGATTAGGGATAAACTTCAAATCTTCCGTAGTTGGTACTGGAGAACCATCTGCGTAGGTTCTGGTCTGTGAATCGTAGTATAACCCATCCACCGACAGTAAAAACTGACCCGTCTTCGCTTTTGGTGGACCAAAAGTGAGTCGGAAAATAGGATCAACTTCTTCAGGGGGTGTATCAACTGGAGCAAATATAGGAATTAGATCAGGGTTCTCAGATCTTTCTCCTAAGACAGTAGCGATATCACCTAACACTCTATCTGCTTTTTCAATATACGCTTGAGCAGCGGCAGCTTGAGCCTTTAATACAAAAAACTCCCCTTTAGTTCTAGTCACACTACTGGATTCTTCTCCACCCTTCTCAGCATCTAAGTAATCTTCGTATTCCTGTAAACAATTTTGTATAGCTTCTATCTGATCAGAAACATCTTGACCAGCCTGATAAAGAGCCATCCCTGCACCCGCTATAAAGCCTAGAGTTTCTCCTACCTTACCCAATACACTACCAGCTTGTTTATCTACTCCAGCCTGAGAAGAGTTGCCTAGCAGACTGAGCTTGCCTGTAGTGGAGTCGTATTCCAGTATCCCTAGCTTGTCATGTATAGTTTCAAAAACAGTAGCCATAGCGTCCTGTGCAGCGTCCTTGCCCTCTGATACACCCTTAGCTATGCCTCCTAATATATCTCCAGGAAGTAAGGATAATAAATCTTTAGTAAGATTCACTAAGCATTCTGGGAAACCAAAAGCCAGTTCAAGCCCTGTTCCCAGGGGATCATCTAATATATTAGGATTAAATTTTGTCATGACTGTGGAGCGGAATCTTCCGCTAACTCCTTATTATCTTTAGTAAAATCTTCTATCTTTGTTTTAGGAAGATTAAAGTTTGGGTTAAGATGTATATTATTACCCTTCATATTTATATTACCATCAGCATTTATATTAAAGTCTCCCCCGCAAACCATATTAACATTCCCATCTGTATATACCTCTACTCCCCCGCTTCCAGCCTTTATGCAAACTAACCCATCTGCTTGTGTAGCATCTACAAATATTCGTCTACCTGTTCCCCTACTGTTTACCCTTAAAGTAATATCATTCTCCAGACTCTCAACATTTACAGAACCTACATCATTATCAGCGGCTATACCAGACTGGTTGAAGTTCTTTATGGCTTCATTAATAAGATTAAACACTCTACCAGCGGAGCCTACCTTAAGGGTCATCTGTCCGTTAGTGGTATATTCGGTTATATTCCCAAAAGTTGAAAGTCTAATACTTCTAGGACCGTAGCGGGACTTAGTATTTTTAGAAGTAAGGAGAAGTCCGTCCCCTTCTGTATTCTTGAACGCGGAGATACCAGTAGATGAATTAAATAAAGCTCTCTGTTTAGTTTTACTTTCAATCTTGGCAAACAATGCTCTATCAAGGGCATTTTTACTATCGCTTAGAACTACTTTATTCCCCTCTGGGGATATCATACCGTATTTTTGTGGGCTTCTGGAGTGAGAATAAGTATCTACTGCATCCCCAACACTTTGTAAAGATCCTAATTTGTTACCAGTTAAAGTCCTACCTTTTCCTGGAGATAAACCTCTAAGATTAGTGTGGGAGGGTACAGAATCATGATACCAATAATCACTCTCCCCTACTCTTTTTATAATAACTTGAGTTCCTACCGTAGGAGAACCAAACAGCCCAGCGTAAGAGTAGTATTCTGTAACTGTAGGTTGAGATCCTATAGGACTCGTCATAATAACTGTAACATCTAAATCCGTACCTACTAATCTAGCCTCATAAGTCCCTTGTTTAAGAAAGGATTTGGTATCTATAACAGTGGCTATTTTTACTTCGTAATTCATAGTATTATTTAGGGAGGGTAGCGGGATCATATTTGTCCCCTAAAGGTTGTTCATAAATAGAATCATTTTTCGCTAAATCTCTAATATTTGTAGACATACCAGTTAATAAGCTTTCTGTGCCCCCTAAGGAAAACTCTCCCTCTTCTGTAAGGTTAGGGGAATGTCCTGCATGTTGGGTAGGGGTACGGAGTTCGTCCAAACTAACTTTTTGTAGATAAAAAGTAGATGTTGCAACGGAGTTAGATATGGAATGTGTAAATCCTTGTATCCTGTATCTTCCACTAACAAAACTATCTTTGTGCGGAGGTAAATTATTCGCCTTCCAAATCTGATCCATTAAATGATCATAAGGAGTAGGGTTTCTTAAAATAGATACAAAGGCATCTTGTCCCAATAAAATATTAGAAGAGTAATTGAAATGTGGGGTAGCCTTTATAGTAGTAAATACTGTTCCTAAAGCAGCGTATCTATAGTAATAATACAGATAAGTTAACATACCACCAAATTTAGACTCAGAAGTTAGCACTGTATTCCCAAAGGCTCTAGGATCGTTAGTTTTTAATCTTTTCCATATAAGTTTAGCTGCTCTTTTATAATCATAATACTCAAACACATCCTCGGAGTAAGGATTCTCTTCGGAAGGGGTAAACCTTTCCGTTTCCTGCATTAGATAGTCGCTTATATAATTAATATACTCCTCTTCTGTTCCATTAGCTGCCGCATCAGAATAAAAAGTATTGTTAGTAAAAAATTCTACCGCTGGTAATTTGGAGTTTACCTCTACATTTAATATATTTTTAGAAGTAGACAGGAATAAAGGTGCTGTTAATGTTCTATTGTAAGTATAGTCTCCCCCCGTCTCATACTGCCTGTAAGGAATTTGTCCTGCCCCTTCACCTAAGGAGTTTATTATATCCATAAGATCCCCAAAAATTACTACAGGAGCGTTAACTTCATCCCCTTTTATATGACCAGCATCAGCTAATTTTCTAAGAGCAGGAGACTCGTTCTGAGTATACAAAGTAAAGTCTAATTTCTTACCTGTCAGTATTCTTAAGTATGAAAATAAGTCTCTGACTACAGATACAAATCTTGTTCTTCTGCTTGCATAATTTAAAGAAAGTGCAAGGACTAAATAAGTTTTAGGATTGGGGGGAGAATCTACCTCTTCCATATCAGTGGTTGCTATATCTATATCAGTGCTATCTGTTAAGTAAGGAGATAAATCCTCTACTCTTTTCGCTTCCACTCGTTGAGCAGTCCCCATACCAAATATCTCTTCCTTACCAGAACTAAGAGATTCAGAAGATTTCATTTTTTGAAGTGTAAATCCAGTTATGCCTAATAAAGTTAGCAAACCATTCAGCTTTTCTGCGGCTCCCCAATTGTCTAGCTCCACACCCCCTTGCTTTTCATCAAGCAAACTAGCCCTCACTCTATAATCAGTGCTATCATCTATAGCTATATCAAAATTCATGAAGTCTGCTGGAGAACTATCAGTGTGGCCCTCTTTCTCAGGAAGTACACTGGATAATTTGGCTAATTCAGCTATACTAAAAGAGGCTTTCTCATCTAGATTCTCTCCCCCCGAAGGAAATCTATTACCTAAAGTTTTAGTTAGGTAACTATTAATAAGGGATTTAGAGATCCTCATTAGTGTGGGGAGACCATAAGCTCTAGTGCCGCTTCTCTGTAGTACTCGTAAAAAAGCATTTACGATATTATCTTCAGAATCAAGGGTAATAAGCCCTTCGTTTGATATTTCCCCTATAATTTCTTTTTCGACTATTCTATTCTTTTTATTAAGGGGGGATCTAACTGGTATCCCAGACTCATATACCGACAAACTGGGGGTAAAGGACGCAGTGGTAATATCTAACCCATCTGCCATTATATCGAAATCAAGTTTATAGATGTAGTGATAGGTTGGCTGGCTCCAATTTCGTCTATCCGACCCAGACCCATAAGTAAGAAGAAATAAGTTTTCTTTACTTCCCATCCGACCTCGTTTAATCTGATTCGATATATTTAAGGACATCATAGATTGTAAAGTAGTTCCACCAGAATCAACAAACTTTAAAATAACATTTTGCTCGGCCCCTACCCCGCCCCCAAAGGAATGATCCAATGATATTAAAGTGCCGTTCCCAGTACTCACTACTAATGTATCAGGACTCAAACCACCTTCAAAAAAAGTGTCTATATCCTCTGGGGACTTTCCTAGAACTATATTAATAGAATCTATTTTATTTTCTAAGGTTGACATTTATTTTAGGTATAAGAATTTTAGTAGAAGGGCTAAGTCCTTCAAAAGGATCATTTATATTATTATACAATAAAATGTACCACCAATATGCACTAGAGTTATAAAATATATCAGATATCGCATCAGGCCTCTCTTTTACATACTGTTTAAGTCTCGCAATACCATGATTAGCGAAAGGAGACGTTGGATCTAAAGTATCCATAAAATTAGTATGTAAAGAAGTGGTAATAGATTTTCCTTTGTGAGTTATCGTATTCACACCATAATCATATCTAGATAGGTAATTATCCATTCTTAACCTGCTTAAAGTTTCCTGGGTCCATTGTAAGTCCTGGGTTCTGATCCGTTCCTACTAAAATTTCCCAACCTTTTATATCATCCTGAGTAACCCCAGAGATATTTTGTAATTTTCTAGCTTCTTCTAAACTCATTGTAATATCTAGAACGCGAGGTAATAAAGTCTTTTTATCGTAACCCGCCTTATCATTTATATTAATAGTATATCCTTTACATACGCAAGGAACATCTCTATACAAGATTCCCCAATCCAACCTAACCAAAGGGGGTCCGAACTCTGGATTAACCGTGTTATTTAGAACAGTAGATCTTATAGAAGCTATTAGAGAAACTATTTGGTTAATAGTTGATCTTCTTAATTTTGCTCCTTCGCTAGTTAAATCGTATAAAGGACTGTCGTAAGAAAGGTAGGTCTGAAGGTTTCCTGCTGGAGTATCACCTAATAGTTTTTGATATTCCTCATCAAACTCTTTAGCTACTCCTCCAAAATGTTTTTCCTTTTCACTAATATCATCTAATTGCTGGTCATTAGATATTTGCGTTTTTATCGCTTCCATTTCCTGATTAGCTCCCTGCATTCTTTGAGCAGTACCTATCCCTGTAATCTCTTGGGTAAAGGAGCCCAGCTTCATAGAGTTTTCTCTTCCCTGTTTCTCTAAACCAGCTTGATTAACATTATCTTCCTCCAACATATCTCTTCTTTTTTGCAACTTACTCGGGGGAGTAGACCATAAGTTTGAGTACTGCTTAAGTAAAGAAGTTATGTGTGGTAAGTTTAATTTGAAAGATAAATTAAACTTTCTGGAATCTGCTCCTAAGTATCCAAAGAGGTTAGAGGATCTCCCTATAACAGCATAATTCATATAACGAGGATTTTGAGATTCTATAATGGTGGGGTTTTCAAAAAAAGGTATAACTCTAAATTTTGGTAAAGTTTCTGATTCCCAGTACTGTAAGGTCAGTTTACCCACCCAATTCTCGTCCCCTAAATGAGAGTCTACCCTCACAGTTCTATTAGTAGGTTGTCCTGGGGAAGATATCTTTTCTTGACCTATCCCACCCGTATCCTGTATACCACCTCTTTGATTTTCGATATTACTCATTATCTAGCCCCCTGGTTCATCCTCTTTTGTCTCCTTCTGTGCCTGTAGGATGGCAAGCTGCGATCTATACATCGCTATCTCTACGCTTCGGTCAACGCCCGATATGGCCTGGGCGCGTTGAAGCCCTTCTATCGCACTGCGTAACTGAGTTTCCGTCATATTGATTCCATCTATGCTTACAATTGGATTAGCAATCCAGCCCCTAACTTCTGCCAGTGTCTGCGCTCCACTTTCTATCAAGCTAGCCAAGGCCCCAGTTGCATCGGCTCCATACCCCGCCCCCTCTATAAGCCACCCGCCAATACTTTCCATAAAAGGCATCATTGCAGTTCGTAGCGCGGTGCCCTCTGGAACTACTGCCTTGAAGAAGTCAGTAGTTAGTTTATCTAATAGCAACATAGTGTTATCTTGCACTCCTTTAGATAAACCATCCCAAGTTTTAAAAAATTCCCCATTCGCATCCTCAGATCTTTTTTTATCTATATCTTGTTGTACTATGAATCCACCCATAACACCATTAGCTATCTCAATAAATTGTCGAACTTCCTCGAAATAAGGGGATCCTCTCAGCATTGCCTGCCTTCCTAGCGTAGACCTACCCCCAAACATATCTCCTCCTAGACCCTTAATGGCGAGTGCTGCGTCCTGCATCACCATCATTATCTTTTGTTCGACAGCTTCCCGTTTCTGAGTATTAGTTCCAGCAGCCATTAAATCTTGGCCTAGGAATTTTAACCTATCTTGAAGCTCCTGTCCTCCTAACTGAGCCCACATAGAGAATTGCTCCGTCCCCTCTGGGGATGTTATGAAATTCATCATCTCAGCAATCATGTTCTTTTGTACATCAGTAGCGTCTTTATAGAGTTTACTATGTTCTATAGCTATCATAGATGCCGCTAGTTCTGGGTCTGCCGTCTTAAGAAGAGCCATATTCTCATTCATCTTCTTTAACATGTTTGCCTGTGTCACACCATTCTGTATAGAAGTAAAGGATATATCGGCTAAATGTCTAAGTGACTCATGGGCTTCCGATCTAGTAAATCCTCTGGTAACTAAACTCTTAACATAATTCAACATTAGAGTTCCTTGGCCCATATCCTTATCAAGAAGAGTTAATTGTCTTCTTAATAAAGCCTCTTGTTCATTTCCTGCGCCAAAAGCTACATCTATCCCAGCTTCCTGCATCTGCATTAACATCCGAAGATTTTCCTGCACCCCACCCAACTGCGTACCAGTCTCCTGGGTCATCTTAGCGATAGATTTTTCAATATTTCTTCCTGATGAGATATTAGAGTACTGAAGCTTATCTACAGAAAACACCAACTGATAAGACAATGCTTGTCCCTTTACCATAACCCCCAACACATTAAATAGTCTGCCCCAAAGTCCTTTTGCTTCTACAAAACCTTTAACTATAGTACCTAGGTCACTTCTAATACCTCCTCCTCCTGCCCCACCACCAGCACTCATTATGCTTGAAGAAATTCGTTGGGAGTGTTCCTGGGTTACCTCCGATAATCTATTTATACTAGCATTAATACTTTCTAGTTCACCATGGACATCTTGGATATTAGCTGGCATTATTCAATATCCTCTTTTTTGTTAGTAAACTCATTAGCATTCCACATATTATTTATTATATAAGACCTATAATTCTTTCTTCCTACTATAGCCATAAAAGATTGTTTTGTTTTTCTATCCTTACTTTCTAGTATACTAGCATCCTCTTCCTGAAATCTCTGTGGGTCATCGCTATCATCTTTTTTTGAAGAATACTTGAGCCTGTTGTCTCTGTATGCTTCAATAATAATTTTAGCTGTGGTAGCCCATACTTTATTTAGCTTTACCGCAGATAAATACTTCTTTGCTTTACCGTTCTTACTCTTGTAGTTATATATACCATTTGGGTTTCTTTTATTTCCCACAACCATAACTATATGATCACCAGAGCCAAATTTATCTGATCTATATTTGAAAAACAGGACATCCCCTGCTACTATAGAGGCTGAAGAGACCGTAGATTTACTGAACCTACTTCCAGGAACCCCCTCAGATCCAGCTACATTTAACTTTGTAGCGACATCACTTACAAAAGTTTCAAAATTTTTCGAAAAAGCATTTGACATACTAAGCCTCTTAAGGTAGAATAGATTAAAATAAAGGAAATTATGGTATACACTACTAATACAGAAGATATTAATCAATTATTGTTTGAATTTACAGAATTACTAGACTTTACATTAAGTAATGAATTTATCCTTAGGTGGAAAGATAAATATAGTACTAAGTTCCTTAAGCTCTTTCAAACTAGATTAATTAAATGTCTTTCTGATAGAAGATGTTTAAAATTATCTACTTTATATACCTTCCTAACCTCTAAATGCAACTATTCCAGAGAACAAGTCCTTAATTTCCTTGAATCCATCGACATAGAAGCATATAGCCCAGTAATTACTGGTTTTGTAGAGGATCTCTAATGTTTTGTAACCAGATAAGTAATACCAAAAGAGACCTATGGAGGCAATGTAGGCTTAAGTACCGTTATCGCTATGTAGATTACCTACAGGAGACCGACCCAGGAAATATGGACGCTTTACAGTTTGGATCATATATACACCAGATCTTTGAAGAAGGAGCAGAGTGTACCACTTTAGAGGAATTACAGCAGATTGCTACGAATTTGCGTGAAACCTATAAATTTGGTAAAACCTACGAACCTAAGATAATTACCTGTTTGAAGAACTTTTTGCGTCTTAATGCCTCTTTCCCAGAAAAGGGGCAGGTT